CTAAAGAATTTAAATCATATATGCCAAAATGTGCCTGTTACTACAGCTGAAGATATGGCTGAGCACGTAAAGAAGTTTGTTGATGGTAGATTGGATAATCAAATGCTAGATACAAACTTTTTAATTCAAGATAACACAAATAAAAGGTTAAATTTTGAAAAAAACAGTGTACATTTAGATGCTTTTATGGTATAATATAACTATTATTTGGAAGGAAAAATAAATGTCTAGTATAATGGATAAACTTAAGAAGAATAGCAAATCAGATTTTACGTCAATACTTGCTGATTCTAAATTTTTTAATGATAAAGATATGGTACCAACAGACGTACCTATGATAAACGTAGCCTTGTCTGGCTCAATGGACGGTGGTTTAGCACCTGGACTTACAGTATTAGCTGGTCCTTCTAAACATTTTAAAACTTCATTTGCATTAATTATGGCAGCTGCATACTTAAAAAAGTATGACGACGCTGTATTATTGTTTTATGATTCAGAGTTTGGTTCGCCTTCATCATACTTTGAAAATTATGGTATTGATACAAAAAGAGTATTACATACACCTATTACTAATGTTGAAGAACTTAAATTTGATATAGTAGGTCAACTTGAAAATTTAGATAGAAACGATAAAGTTGTAATAGTTATTGATTCAGTTGGTAACTTAGCATCTAAGAAAGAATTAGATGATGCTATAAACGAAAAATCAGTTGCCGATATGTCAAGAGCTAAAGCGCTTAAAGGTTTATTTAGAATGACTACTCCATATTTAAATATGAAAAATATACCTTTAATTGCAGTAAATCATACTTATCAAGAAATTGGTTTATTTCCAAAAGCTGTAGTTTCAGGTGGTACAGGCATTTATTATAGTGCTGATAACATATGGATATTAGGCCGTCAACAAGACAAAGTTGGTACTGAAATTAGAGGTTACCACTTTGTGATTAACGTGGAGAAATCAAGATATGTTAAAGAGAAGTCTAAAATACCTATTTCTGTCAGTTGGGACGGTGGTGTGCAGCATTACTCTGGCCTGCTTGACGCTGCTTTGTCTGGCAATTATGTTGCTAAGCCCAGCGTTGGTTGGTACTGTAGGGTTGATAAATCTACTGGAGAATTGGTGGATCCAAAAGTTCGAGAAAAAGATACATTAACTAAAGAGTTTTGGAAACCTATTATAGAAGATACTGATTTTAAACAATACTTAATGAATAAGTATTCAATAGTAAATAAGTCAGCAATGATAGATGAAGAAGAATAAATGAGAGTTCACATACAAAATATTGGCGGTTTAGTTGCCAAAGAAGACGATAGATATATTGTAAAAGATAATATAACATTAAAAAATCTAGTACTAAGCAGCACTCGACTTCAACCACGCAAATCAACAACAGGGCATAAACATCCAGGTCAAGAAGAAGTATATTATTTCGTTGAAGGCACTGGCAAAATGGAATTAGATAAAGAATGGATTCCTGTGAATCCTGGAGATGTTGTGTTAATTGAAGATGGAGTATTTCATCGTGTACATGCTGCAGATGAAGAACTATATTTTGTATGTGTATTTGACGGAACTCGAGGACACAAATGAAAGAAGGTATAGATTATCAAATAATTCCAGATAGAAACGACGAACAATCTTGGAATGTTAGAATTTTAAAAGGAATATTTACTGAAACAGTTCTTAAATATGGAACTGTTAAGTTTAATGAAATACCTGAGAATATGTCATTTGATTTTATAATAGTATATACACCTGATACAGAACTTAAAGTAAGTGATGAAAAACTACAAGAGTTTGCTGGATATATGCTTGAAAAGATTATGGCCCAAGGTATAGAAGAAGGCAGCGTTATAACAAAGGAAATTAAAAATGGAAAAAGTGAGTAGCACTACAAGATTAATCTTATTAATGGATGAAATAGCCATTGCTAAAAGTCAACTACGACCAGAAGACACTGGTCATATACACACTGCAATCAGTTACTTAGAAAGTAGAGTTGATGAAGTGTCAATGAAAATCGATAATGATTTAAAGAAAGTAGCATATGCCAACTAATTTAGAACAAACTATATTACGAAATCTTCTTACTAATGAAGACTACATGCGCAAAGTATTGCCTTTTATAAAACCTGATTATTTTCAAGGTATTTATAAAGTCTTATTTAATGAAGCAGGTGTATTTGTATCTAAATATAATAAGTTGCCAAATGCCGAATCATTTAAGATCGAACTTGATCAATCAGAAAAATTAAGTGAAGAGCAATACAGTATGGCAGTAGATATTGTGCCTCAATTATTTAATAAGAATGATGTAGACGAACAATGGTTACTTGATACTACTGAAAAGTGGTGTCAAGATAGAGCAATATATAATGCTATTATGGAATCAATATCAATTATTGATGGTAAGCATGAACAATTGACTAAAGGTGCTTTACCTGATTTATTAAGTAAAGCACTTGGTGTTGGCTTTGATCTTAAAGTTGGTCATGACTATACAGAGAATGTAGAGGAAAGATATGATTTCTATCATACAACAGAAGACAGACTACCATTTGATTTAGAATACTTTAATACAATCACCAAAGGTGGTGTCCCACGTAAAACTCTTAATATTGCTCTTGCTGGTACTGGTGTCGGTAAATCTCTTTTTATGTGTCACGTTGCTGCCTCATCTTTAGTTCAAGGCCGTAACGTATTATATATTACAATGGAAATGGCTGAAGAAAGAATTGCAGAAAGAATCGATGCTAACTTATTAAATTGTCCTATTGATCAACTTGATAAATTATCAAAAGATCAGTTTACTACAAAAGTAAATGACATTGCACGTAAAACAACTGGTAAGTTAATTATAAAAGAATATCCTACTGGTTCTGCGCATTCTGGTCATTTCAGAGCATTGCTTAATGAACTTAAATTAAAAAGACAATTTGAACCAGATTTAATTTTCATAGATTATTTAAATATATGTTCAAGTGCAAGAATGAAAGCAATGGGAGGATCGATCAATTCATACACTTACATTAAAGCAATTGCTGAAGAACTTCGTGGCCTTGCAGTTGAATTTAATGTACCGGTCTTTTCTGCAACGCAAACAACTCGTTCTGGTTTTAGTAACTCGGATGTTGGGCTTGAAGATACAAGTGAGTCTTTTGGATTACCTGCAACAGCCGATCTAATGTTTGCTTTAATATCTACTGAAGAACTTGAAAAACAAGGTCAGTTTATGGTTAAGCAATTAAAGAATAGATATAATGATCCAACGAATCATAAAAGATTTGTGGTTGGTGTTGATCGTAGTAAAATGCGTCTATATGATGTAGAAGAAGGAGAACAAACATTAACAGATGATACACCAGTATTTGATAAAACGACAACTGGTAAACGATTTGCAGACTTTAAATTATAATGACATGGGACGACTTTAAAGAAGGTCAATTGATATTAGATCCAGCAAATAGGCCATGGGAATACGATGGTGATGGAACACAGATATATAAATTAGAGTGTAAATTTGGTTCTAAAACACCATGGGACGGCGGTTACCTACTTTGGAAAAAACAATACGGAAGTGAATGGGAAAAAGAATGATAGCAAAATTAATTTCATATAGCAAACCATCTGAGTTTGAAACACATGAAGAAGAATCGAATTTAACATCCTGTCAAGATCTAATTGCATATTGTGCAAGAGTATCTAATCCATCAGGACAAACAAATACTGCAACTAATGAAAAGCTTTTAAAGTATCTTATTAAACATCAGCATTGGTCACCATTTGAAATGGTTAGTGCTTGTATTGAAATAAATACAACAAGAGATATTGCTAGACAGATATTAAGACATAGAAGTTTTAGTTTTCAAGAGTTCAGTCAAAGGTATGCTAATCCAGTTGATGAATTAGAATTTATAACTAGAGAAGCAAGATTACAAGATGATAAGAATAGACAAAGTAGTGTCGAAATTGATGATGAGGCTTTCCAAACAGATTGGGAAAGAGAACAGAAAAGAGTTATCTGGATGTGTAAACAAGTATACAACGCTGCAATTAAAAAAGGTATTGCAAAAGAAGTTGCCAGAGCAGTCTTACCTGAAGGATTAACTACATCTAGATTGTATATGAATGGAACTATAAGAAGTTGGATTCATTTTATTGAACTAAGATCTAGTAATGGCACACAGAAAGAATGTAGCGAAGTTGCAATAGCCTGTGCAAAAGCAATATCAAAGATATTTCCAATGGCTGATGATATATTATCGCAATGACAATTACCTATATGAAAGATGGTTCATCTAAAGCCTGGGATAAGACACCACGTAGCTATGAAATCAAATGGCCAGATGGCAAGAAAGAAGTATGGAAAGATATTACTGCTCGTGATTGTTTAACAAAATATGAAAATATGAATCCATATGGAAGTAATCTTGAAATAAGAGAAATAGTTGGTAAAGAATTACAATTACAGAAAGTAATGAACAATGACAAATGATATTAATAAAGTTACGCCATTACACGATCTCACATGGTATATTAAATGGACAGCGTGTGTTTTTATACTGATTGCAGTAGCGTGTCGTAGTGTTAATGAAATTCCTAAAGTTTATGATGTAGTCTTTAGCCTATTAGGAACATTTGGATGGTTCTGGGTAGGATACTTATGGCATGATAGAGCACTTATAGTATTGAACGCAGTATTAGTATTTATGTTAACTATTAGCACGTTGAGGTATATGCTATGACAAATAAGTATACTCAAGATATGACAGGAACTGGCGATCATATAACATTACCAGCTTATAAAGAGATGATAGGTACTACATCTATGGTTCACTTCGGGTCTCAGCGATCATCTGAGGGACTGCAATTAGAACTGTTTCCGGAATTAATTCAAGATCCGGAACCAGAAAGATATTATGATTGGATGATGTGGAAACTTCGTTCGTCTAGTTAACATGTTATGTTTATTTTCCTTTACTTTTAGAGAAAAGTATGGTATAATATATCTATTAAAATGAAAAATGCGGAGAATATAAAATGTATACACGTGAAAATATGATTAAATTTGCAAAGGAAAACTTTGAAGATATCTTTAATAATCTTGGTAAAATTGAACAAGGTAGTTTACTAGGAAATATAACAGAAGTAGCTGTGGTTAAAAAAAGAATAGCAGTAGGTACAGACGTTTCAGGTTCTGATATGATTGAAAATGGTTTAGAAAAAGAAATAAAATCATGTTGGTCTTTAAACGGAGGTGTGGCAAGATTTGGAAACATTTCAAGTAAAAAAGATAAATGTCATTCTTTTGTGTTTATTGATGGAGTTAATAATAAAGAATATGAAGTTCCTCATGATATCGTTTTCAGTAAAATGAAAATAACAAAAGCGGCTGGAGGAGAAATCAGAGCTTCTAAATATAATATGCCAATATTTTCAAAATATGAGGTTAACTATTTAACATGTTAATAACAAACTTTACAATAAGTGAAAATAACTGTGTACATTTGCCTAAAAGCATGGTATAATAGTACTATAAAATAAACCTAACGGAGAATATATTATGTCTAAAATGATTAGTGTTAATAGTTTAGAAAAGATGATTAAAGACGATCCTAAAAAGATTGGAATGTTACTAAAAACTTTACCTTATAAAATTAAAGAGGAAAGCAAACGTGATGATCCTAGTATGTCAATAATGAAGGCTCTTACTAGTCGGCTCGTAATGGTTACACGATTAGCAACTACAAGTCCTGTTGCAATCCCTTATTATAAGTTTCACAATTAATGGTTACACTTTTACAGGAGAGAATATAATGGGAATACATATTGGAAAGCACGAAAGATCAACGTCATGGATTGGTAGGTTTGATCCTAAAGATCCAAGAGATATGGCTGAATTTGCAATAGTCAAGCAAATTGTAAAAGCTTGTAATTCTAAAAATCAAAAGTTTAGAGTAGAGAAAAAAGGTAGGAAACCAACTAACGGTTTTAATTACTTTGGCGATCCTAAAGGTGGTATGAAGAACGCTACTTTATGGGATGTGTATGTTTATAAAAGAACATACGATTATTATAATCAAAGGAGAATTGGATAATGATTATTGTTGACTACAGCGGTATTGCACTGGCTAGTATTATTATTAATAAAACTAATGACGAAAGTATGATTCGTCATATGATACTAAATTCACTTAGAATGTATCATAAAAGATATAAAGGTGTGTATGGCGAAATGGTTCTTGCAGTCGATGCTACAAACAATTGGCGTAAGAAAGTATTTCCACAGTACAAAGCTAGCCGTAAGAAAAACAGGCAAGAGTCTACATTCGATTGGAATGAAGCATTTCGTTTACTTACTTTAGTAAGAGAAGAAATTGCAGAAAACTTTCCTTATAAGGTTATTAGAATAGATACGTGCGAAGCAGACGATATCATTGGTGCTCTTGTAATGAAAAAATCTAAAGTCGAATTTAATCCAGAAAAAATTATGATTGTTTCTTCAGATAGAGATTTCTTACAATTACAGAAATTTCCTAATGTAAAGCAGTTCTCGCCTCTTCTTAAGAAAGAACTTAAAGAAGATAATGCTAGATATTATTTACTTAATCATATTATACGTGGTGATAAAAGCGATGGTGTACCAAATATTTTATCTAATGATGATACGTTTGTAGAAGGTTTTAGACAAACACCTATGACACAAAAGAAAGTAGATAGTATCATTGAAGACTTAGAAGAAGGTGAATTATTATACGCTGCTTCTTGGTATCGCAATTATCTTAGAAATGAACAATTGATTGCCCTTACTGAAACACCACAAAACTTATATAATGAAATTATAAATACATATGAAAATCAAGATCCTTGGTCTAATAAAGGTAAAGTATTACCTTATTTAATTGCTAAGCGTTGTAATAATTTAATATCAAGTGTACAGGAGTTTATTTAATGAAACAATATGTTTATGAAGTTTTAGAAGAAATGGCTAAACAAAGAAGTCGGGATGATAAAGTGCGTGTTTTAAAAGAAAATGAAACATATGCTTTAAAAGATATTATAAGAGGCTCCATGGATGACACCATTGAATGGAATATGCCAGCTGGAGATCCTCCATATACTGCATGTGCAGCTCATAATCATCCTACTACTTTAACAAAACAAAACGGTACTTTTAGATTTTTTGTCAAAGGCGGTCAAGGCGACAAAATGGCAAAATTTAAAAGAGAACAACTCTTTATAGGAATACTTGAAGGCGTACATCCTGAAGATGCCAAACTCGTTGTTAACATGATAAACAAAAGAAAAATACCAGGAATTTCAAGACCAGTAGTAGAAGAAGCTTTTCCTAAACTATTGCCGAAAGCTTAATTTGAAATCAATTGAAAAAACAACTGTGTACAAACTGCAAAAAACATGGTATAATTAATATATTATTTAAGAAGGTGAAAGTATGAATATTTTTGTGTTACACAAAGACCCAGCAAAAGCTGCTATAATGATGTGTGATAAACACATACCTAAAATGATTATCGAAGCAGCGCAAATGCTATGTACATCTCATAGGTTACTTGACGGTTCACCTGAAAGACGCAGGTCTAAGTCTGGTAAAACTATGCAGCAATATTATACATTTAGTGATAGCCGTGATGATGTATACTACGCAGCAGTTCACAAATATCATCCATGTACTGTGTGGACTATGAAAAGCTTAGAAAACTACATATGGCATTATGAACATTTTGTAGCACTTTCTCAAGAATTCGAATTTCGTAGAAATAAAAAACATGCAACATACGAAAAACTAGGTGATGTGCTCGCTACTCCACCTATAAATATACCAGATGTTGGTCTTACTGAATTTGCGCAGGCAATGTCTCAATATCCGGATTGTATTGTTAAAGGTAATGCAGTACAAGCATACAGAAATTATTACCACACAGCAAAACCATTTGCCAAATGGGACTGGGGAAGATCAGCTCCTGATTGGTGGGAAGGATATCAAGGTGCCGACTTACACAGTTAAGCCTTTAGAAGAAGGTGATGAATACGATATATTTATTAAGTCAGATGAATTACAAGATTATTTGACTAAACATAATTGTATAAAAGTAATGAAATTTCCAGGAATTGTTTCTGGTCAAGGTAGTTTATTGTCAAAAACTGATAATGGATGGAAAGATAACCTTCGTAGAATTAAAGCAGGTTCTGGTAGAGGTAACACTATAAAGGTATAGGAGTGTAGTAATGAATACATTTTTCATAGTAGTAACGTTTGTATTAGCATCAACTCAAGAAATTGATAGACCTTTGTTTGTGTTTGCTAAACCTACTTTTGAAAGCAATATTGATTGTTATGAATACGTACAAAAAAACAATATGAATATATATAGAACAGCAGCTAATCGCTACAATTTTGAGCATAAGCCTGAAGCTATATTTTGTGTTAACGAAGAAGCAATAAAGGAAATATTTAAATATAATGCACCAACAATTGAAAAGAAAAGTATTTGAACATGAACCAGTTGATATCGGTTATAAAGATTTGGACGCTACAACTACAGAATCAGGCAGAACTTATGCTATTCCTGATGGTAAGTCTTATCCTAGTATTACAACAGTTCTAAGTATTCTAAGTGAAGATGCTATAAGAGCTTGGCGTGCAAGAGTAGGTGAAGAACAAGCTAATATGATTAGTGGTAAAGCTTCAAGACGCGGTACTAACGTTCACAACGCATTAGAGAAGTATTTAAGTAATGAAGATACAACAAAAGAATTACCACACATCAGGCAAAGCCTTGAAAATCTCAAACCTGTCCTTGATGATAATATTGGAAAAATATATGGTCTCGAGGTGCCGCTTTTTAGTCACCATTTGAAACTTGCAGGTCGATGCGACGTTATTGCAGAATTCAATGGAGTACCCTCAATAATTGATTTTAAAACTTCTAAATATATAAAGAAGAAAGAAAGAATCACAAACTATTTCGCACAAGGTGCAGCATATGCTATCATGTGGGAAGAAAGAACGGGAATGTCAATACCTAATATTGTAATTGTAATGGATGTTGATCATGAAAAACCGTGTGTGTTCGTAGAACATAGAGATAACTGGACTAAATTATTAGAGGATACAATTGATGAATATAGAAAACGAAAAATGTTTGGACACTGATATGCCGTTGGGATTAACACGTGTTGTTCAATTAAGGTATGAGTTTGAAGAACTTACCAGAAGTTATAATATGGATGTATCTGGTTCAGATATAAATACTATAGAATGGTTTATTGAAAATGGCTATAAGTCAAATTCACTTCGTAATGGATTTAGTGATGCACTAGCAACAGCGAAGATAATAAAGGAGTTCTACAATGGCGGCACAAAAACAACTGGAACCAGGGAGTAAGTACGAAGGTTTCGACAAAGATGGCGATGGAATAGTAACAGACGAAGAATTTGAAATGGAACAAAAATTAGTAATGTTAGAGAATGAAGATAAAAAACAAGACGCTCAAAGAAACATGGCATGGTTTGCTTTAGGTGGAATGCTACTTTATCCTGCATTTGTTATTATTGCTACGTTATTTGGATTAGATAAAGCTGCTAAAATCTTAGGAGATATGGCAGCAGTTTACTTTGTATCTGTTGCTGCAATCGTTGCAGCATTCTATGGTAAAGAAGCATTGGCAAATAAAGTAAAAAAATAAAATAAGGATTTTGTTATGAAAAGACTAATATATCAAGTTTATACTGGTAAAAAATCGAAGTTGTATGACCACTGTACAGCTTCGGTTAAAGCATATGCTGAAAGAATTAACAGCGAAGAAAGTCCTAAAAATGGTGTAGAGTACATAGTACAAACACAGCCTATAATGAAAATCAAACCTGATATCTTTGCTACAAATAGAAGCAAAGAGTCATATGAAAAATATGGTGGATTTCTTCCCATCTATGAAAAAGAAAATGCATTTGATTTTTGGAATAAATATGATCAAATAGCAATCATAGATGCTGACATATGGATAAGGCCAGACTCACCTAATATCTTTAATGAACTAAAACCTGAAACTGATTTTGCTGGTGTTGTAGAAAGATCTGCACCTATTTTACCTTGGTATCAACAAAAGTTAAGTGGATATACAAGAATGCAATATGGTTCTTTAGATGATGTTGACTGGAAATGGAATAATTCTGGTGGACATTTTTATAATATGGGTCTTATGTTATTAGATAGAAATATAGCGAAGTATTTAAAAGGACAAACTGGAAAACAGTTCATAGAAAGATCTGAATTTAAAAGATTTGTAGATGGTCTAGGCGCATGGAAATGGAGCACTGACCAAACTCTTTTAAACTATTGGGTTAAAAAAGAAAATATGATACAAAAAGAATTAAGTTGGAAATGGAATGCTTTATTTACAGCAATACCAGATGAAAAAGTTAAAGAAGCTTATTTTGTCCATTTCTTTCTTAAAGATAAATTACCAAACGGTGGTGAAAACGTTGATCAATTAATGGAGATTGTACAATGAAATGGTTATATTTTATATTAACATATATGTTAGTATGCATTACTGCTGCTGTAGCAGGTGAATGGAACGAAAAACCAGTTATGTGCGAACAAAAAGAAATAGCACTTGAAATAGTAAAAGCTAAAGGTGAACTACCTTTAATTACAGCAGTGCAAAGCGTAAAGGTTAGAGAAGAGCAAGGCCTTGCAGCTACACCAGTTCATACACCTTTGCAAATATTTGTAAACTTTAAAACTAAAACATTTAGTATATTAGAATTTCATCCACATATAAACTCAATATGCGTTATTGGATATGGTGATGATTGGAAAACTTTAGGAAACCCAAGTTAATGAAAATTGAAATTGAAATAAGTATGGCTGAATACATAGATAAGTATTCAATACTATTAATAAAACAAGACCACGAACTCGATGTTTCAAAAGAGTTAGAGCAATATGAAAGTCTGGATTTAGAATATCCAGGATTTGATTATTACTTAGGAATTATGTTAGCAATCAATGAGCAGTTGTGGGACTTAGAAGACGTTAAAAGAAAAGGTGTAGAAAGATTCAGTAAAGAAGAATCTGATACTGCATTTCTTATTACACAAATAAATGATTTAAGACACGAAACAAAGAAACGCATTGACATATATTTTGGAAGTGAAATTACTGAAAAGAAAAGTCATTGAAACATATAGCATTAAGATCTAAAAGTGTAAGAAGCGGTGATAGACCATACACAACTCCAGGACTTGGTGATAGATCTCATAGTATTTTATGTGCATACCAATATAGTAAAGCTCACAATTCGCCTGTAACACTTCATTTAACTGATGATAAATGGAGCATTGCTGGTGGAGTTCCTTCTGATAAAAAAAAGAACTCATGGGTAGAATTACTTGGATTGCTACCATCTGGCACAGTTTATGTTGAGCCGCATCCAGTTGAAAATCTATCAGAAGTTGATTGGATAAGATATTTAAAATCAAAAGGAATAGATGGATACATTTATCATTACGCTGATACTATTCATATGCATGCTAATGAAACACGTGTTGGCATAGAAATGTCACAATACTTAAAAACCTTACCACAATTAGAACCATCTGTTTCTAGCGGTTGGTTACCAGATGAGTTTATTACTGTGCAATGGGATTCAACTGATGAACGAAGAACTTTACCAGAAAATGTAAGAAATGAAATACATAGTAAATATGGATGTCCAGCATTGTATGTAGGTGGAGAAGGTAAAGGTTGGCTAAAAAATTCATTACCTCATATTGGTTTAGCTATGTCTAAAGCTAAATACCATGTAGGCAGTGATTCTGGTATGATGCACATTGCGCAATTATACAAGAAATATGAAGACATACATATATATGATGCACCAGGTTCGTATAGATCTCATCATCTAGTGCGAGCTATTAGTAACGGATCTAAACACACGAAAGTTTAATATTATGATGGCAACACACACAAATAAAGACTCACCTGCTATAATGCATCTTATAAAAGAAGGTACTATAGGTGCTGAAATTGGTATTTGGATGGGTAACACTTCAACACAATTTCTTAAGAAAGGTCTTAAAAAGTTTTATATGGTTGACGCATATTCAATAGAACCGTATACAAATTCAACAGAAGTAGACTTTCAAATCTATCTTGCAAAATATGCAGCCATTACTGGTGAAATTGCACCAGCTGGTTTTCAAAGATACTATGATAGAGTTTATGAAGAAATAAAATCTAGATTTGAAAGCATTAAAGAAACTGTAATATGCCGTACAACATCAGACAAATGGTTTGAGCAATTTGATGGTGAAAAATTAGATTGGATTTACGTTGATGGCGATCATTCATACGAAGGTTGTTTAAAAGATTTAAATAATGCAATGAAAATAGTTAAACCTGGTGGAAAAATATTAGGTGATGATTATGGTTGGCCAAAAAAAGATGATGACGACGAATCTATATATCATAAGCCTGGCGTAACAAAGGCAGTAGATACATTTATAAATAATAATAACTTAACCAAGCACATATTTAGACATGGGCAAACACAATTCGAGATTCGAGTATGAAAAGATACACAGTTACTTACGAAGTAGACGGTCCTGATATTCCAAAAATAGCTCATGAAATTGCTATTGGTCAGAGCATAGGAAATCCTAACATTAGATCTGAAATAGAAAATGCTACAAACGTAAAAGAATATATAGCGCAGGTTGTAAGTGTAAAGAAAAATATTGTTACTATAGAGTTTCCTCTTGGTGCATTTGATTGGCCAAATATTAATCAATTGATGTGCATTATAATGGGCGGTCATACCGATATTTTAGGTATTGACAAATGCAGAGTAATAGATATAAAAGTTCCAATTAAACATACACCACCTGTTTTAGGTATGAGTGGATGGAAGAAAAGATTAGGTGCAGAAAAAAGACCATTATTTGGTGCTATTGTTAAACCTAAGTCTGGTCTAAATAAAGAACAACTATTATCTTTAGTTAAAGACATGATATACGGTGGCGCTGACTTTATTAAAGAAGATGAGATTATGGCAAATAATTCTTATTTACCTTTGGAAACAAGAGTTGAAGCCATTGAGCACTTAAAACAAATATCTGGTTGGAAAGGCTTTTATGCATATTGCATTAATGCAGATCCTTTAGAATTAGTAGATAACTGTGCTGCAGTAAAGATGGGTAGTAACAGTGAAGCTTCGGTCGGTGGAGTACACATTAATTTTTGGTCAGGTTTAGGTGCTTATACAACTGCAAGAAAATACAATTTAGCAACACACTATCAAAGATCAGGTATACGTATTTTAACTGATCCAGGTAATAGGTATTCGTTATCTTGGCCAGTTCTAGTAAAACTTGGCTGCATGGCAGGCATTGATAGTATGCATGTTGGTATGCTAGGCGGATATTATCCGGAAGGCGAAAGTGAAACAGAAACACTTGAAGCAATTAAGATCTGTGCTAAGTATAATGTTATACCGTCATTAAGTTGTGGTATGAATCCTGTACTTGCAAGAGAAATTAAAGAACGAATTGGAAATAATTGGATGGGATCAGTCGGTGGCTGGTTACATACAGGTGACGGTACTAAAGGTAACACTTTGTACCATAAAGTGAAAGAAATGAGTGAGGCGATGTTATAATGAAAGTGATACTACCTATGGCTGGAAACGGCCAAAGATTTTTTGATGATGGATATGATTTACCAAAACCTTTAATTGATATTAAAGGAAAGCCAATGTTTAAGCGTGTAGTGGATAATCTACATCTTAATGGAAACGTACAATTAACTTGCATTGTAAGACAAGATCATGTTGATAATTACGATATTGATAAAAGAATAAAAGAACATTATAAAGATGCTAATATATTAGTGTCTCCAGGCCCCACAGAAGGAGCTGCATCTACTGTAAGATTAGCAACTTCTATGTTTGGTGGCGAAGCTATGATAGTTGCAAACTGTGATCAACTTATGGATTGGGATTCTAAAAAGTTTTATAAAATGATTGAACTCAGTTTATATCCTGGTGGACTCATACCAGTTTTTATAACAGATCCTAGTCATATTAATCCAATTCACAGTTATTGTGATGTTGATGCTTATGATAATTTACTTCAACTTAGAGAAAAAGAAATAATTAGTAATCTTGCTACAGTTGGTGTTTATTATTTTGGTGATGAAGTTAAATGGATTAAAGCGCATGAAAAACAAATGGATGCCAATGATAGAACTAATGATGAATTTTACTTAGCGCCTACATATAACTATTTAGAAGAAAATGTTGGAGTGTTTCGTGTAAAGAAAATGATAGGTATGGGAACTCCAGAAGAATTAAACAATTTAAAAAATAGTGAATATTGGGATAAACTTGAGGATTTATAATGAAAATAGCAGTTTGCATTTCTGGCATTGCCAGAGGTAACGTAAAGCATAATATTGGTAGAATAAAAGAAGCCTTTGGCGATAAAGCAGATATATTTACTGCGTCGTGGAAAGAACATAAAAATGATTACAGCGAACAATACGGCGCTGAATATTATGACGAGCCTACCCTACATTACAATTCTTGGAAAGATTGTGTAACTGATAATCCTCATCCAAAATATAAATTATATAAGCAAGCATTCATAAACCAAGATGGTCCTGCATTTTTTTTAGCTCAACGAAAAAAATTAATGAATGCAACTAAACAACTTATTGCACACGCCTATCAATTACCTAACATACCTCAAGAATATGATATGATTATAAGATTAAGATGGGATAGTGTAGTGTCTACAAAATTAGATTTTACTAAATACCTAGAACAATCGTATGATGGCAATATGGCTGTAGGATTTGCTATTCGTGGTGGTAGACATGCAAAGCTTGATATATTTAAAGATATTGATCATGTTTATTGTGATGATAATACTGATCAAATGTGGAGTAGAGATTGGTGTTATTGGCTTAATGACAATATGATATTTCATCCTAGGAAACTATATGATTGCGAAAAAGTTTTACAATATCATGAAGAAAAGAAACTGTGGCCTGCTGAATATGGTTGGTATCAAATGTTAAGTAATGCAGACGACCATCATGGAGTATATGGTGGTGCTGTCATAGAAAAATTCTGGCGATAACATGCTCTCTACGTTAATGCAAAGGTATAAGTCAAACCGACAAAAGCATGCTTTGTTCTATGAAAAAGAATTATTTGAACATCGCAATAAACCTTTAAACATATTACAAATTGGAATTGGTACGAGTATATCAGTCTGGCACAAATATTTGTCTTATTCGAATATCTATTGTATCGACGAATTCAACAATTTACAACCTAATAAATACAAATACCTGGAAGAGAAAAGAATATTCTGGTCAAGGTGCGATATAAACGATCAAAAAAGTATTAATGATGTTATGATAAATACATGGAATAAACCTAGATTTAATTTTATAATAGACAACGAAACATCTAGATATCAATATTTAAGAAGATATTGTATTGGAAAATACTATATCGAAACCAGTGACGGCGTAGAGGTAAAGAAATGAAAGCATTTGCAATAGTTGTACCAGATAATAAAATATCAATGTCTGGATTTAATGAACTTAAAGAAAGCTATGAGAAATACGGTTATGAAGACGGTATTGAAATGCATGAAGCAATTGAACTTAATAAAGTAGAAGGATACTGTGGTGGTAATGGATTAGTTTGGAATTATCCATGGGAAGGCCAACACTTAGATATGAAAAGTGGTATGTTGAAGTCTGCATATCAAACTACAGATAAAAGAAAGCGTATGTCATGTTTTTTAAGTCATTGGTATTTGTGGCGAAAATGCCAAAATCTTAATGAAACTATATTAATTCTTGAACACGATTCAAGGTTAATAAAAAGATTACCAGCAGACAGCACATTTGAGAAATCTAATTTCGATATCATAGGAATAAACGATCCATCGATGGCTACTAGAAAATCTAAAATATATCATGATAAAATCTTAGAAAAAATTGATTTCTTTCAACAAGTTCCAAGGATTGACGAATACAATATTCCACAAGGATTAGCTGGCAATTCGGCATATGTAATAAAACCAGCTGGCGCAGAACAAATGGTTAATTTGACACAAGAATACGGTATGTGGCCAAACGACGCGTTAATGTGTTATCAATTAGTTCCTAAGCTTGGAGTAACACGTAATTTCTACACAAGAATACAAGGATTGAGGTCAACAACAACACTATGAAAATGTATGTAATAACAATAATGGAAAATGAAAGATCAGTGCAAGTTGCTGATAGATGTGTAAAGAGTGGTTTAGTATTTGGTTATAAAATAAACAAACATAAAGCATATACTCCACAAAACTGTGATGTATATGAAGAGTTAAAGAAACTTAAATATCCTTCTGCAGCATTTAATGAAATATATAGTAGACCAGAAAATTGTATAGCAGGTTTTTTAAGTCATCATAGTTTATGGAAAAAGTGTGTCAGATCTAAAGAGCCTATAGTTATATTTGAACATGACGCAGTGCTAGTAGGAGACATTCCACAAATGATGATGTTTGATATCCTAAACTTAGGTAAACCATCATACGGTAAATTTAATACACCGTCATTCATAGGTTATGGTTCATTAGTATCAAAACCATACTTTCCAGGTGCACACGCATATAGATTAACACCAAAAGGCGCACAACAACTAATCGATGAATGTGCGTTTTCTGCAGGTCCAACAGACATATACATTCATTCAAGTAAGTTTACACTAGGTGAATACTATCCATGGCCAGCAGAAGCCAGAGACAGTTTTACTACAATACAACAAAAACAAGGATGCTACGCAAAACATAATTATGGCGAAACCTATGAAATTATATAATAAAGCATTCTTAACTGGATGCGATAAAAGCCATGAGTGGATTTTACCATGGTTTTTAAAGAATTTAAAAAAACATACTAAAGTTCCAATAGTCTTTGCTAACTTTGGTATTAGCGAGTTAAGTTTAAAGATTGTGCGTGAGAATGTTCACGCTGTGCTAGATTTGTCAAAAGTTGATGAGTCTGGTTGGTTTAAGAAACCATTGTCAATGTATAAATGTCCAGCTAAAAAGACAGTGTGGTTAGATACTGATTGTGAAGTAAAAGATAATATCGATGGCATATTTGATCTAATAGAACCTAATAAACTGGCAATGGTTGAAGATAAACCGTGGACTACAAGACGTGGACACCTTTGGCATAATTCAGGAGTTGTAGGATTTATAGATAAACCTATAATATTAAGTAGATGGGTAGAAGCAATTAAAAAGAATAAAGATCAAGCAGGTGATCAGGAAGTTTTGGATAAACTATTAACTCCTATTACTAAAATTGGTGCAATAACCGATTTGCCTAACGAATACAATGTGTTAAGATTACAGGTAGAGAATGATGGATATGTGGGGAAAACTAGAATTATGCATTGGACTGGTGCAAAAGGTAAAGCTAAAATTAGGAGTATGTTATGAGTAAAGTAGTTCACATTATAGGAAATGGTGATCAATCCAGTTTGTATTTTAAAGAGCAAAGAGTTGGAATGAAATTAACATGCAATATTCCACCATGGCCAGTTCCTGGCGCATATGGTACTATCATGGTAGATTTTAAAATGATGAGAGCTTTGCATGAAGGATCATTAACTATTCCTGGTGATTGGATTTTAGGCATGAGACCTAAGATTTGGATGGATCAACAACCTACTTTTTACGTAAAACATTCACATCAAGTAAAAGAATTCTATACTGAACTTCCAAAATACGTATCAAACTACACAGATTTTAATTGCGGTCATATGGCTGTACATTATGCATCAAAGAAAATTAAAGCAGATGAAGTACATTTATATGGATTCGATTCACTTTTTGATTTTAACTTAAGAAGTTGTTCTGATTTTTATCTTAATTCTGATAGAGGCAATATGAACAGCCACAGACTGGCTAACAATTGGAGACCAGTGTGGGAAAATATGTTTAAAGAATTCCCTAACACTAAATTCGTATTACATCACGTTCATAACGCACTTAAAGTCAAAGTAGCAGATAATGTACATATTGTAACGTATGACTCTAAAACTAAAATGGACTAGTTAACATGTTCACAACAAACTTTAAAATAAGTGCATTTTTTAGTGTACATTCGTTAAAAAGTATGGTATAATATATATATTAAAATCAAAAAAGCGGAGAATATAATATGTCAAATACAAACACTTATTTCATGGATTCAGTAGAAGACTTTAACGAGCAAGCAGTAGATATTATTGAAGATTCTAATGTACTAACAGAAGCATTGTCTAGAGTTGAAAGTGTAAGATCATACTACTATAACTTTATAGATGCTGAACAAGCTGCTGAGGACGTAACTAACATGTGGCATGCGTAATGCAGCCATACGCTAATACGATTAAAGGTTTAGCACTAGGCATATTTGGAATGTTAGTGTTAACTTATTGCACTCCTGTACATGCAAACTCTCTAAAAAATCAAGAGGTTGCATGCATGGCTAAAAACATGTACTGGGAAGCTCGTAATCAATCTATTCAAGGTATGATTGCCGTAGGATACGTTACTATGAACAGAGTTCTAGATAAGAGATATCCAAACACAGTATGTTCTGTAGTGTATCAAGCGCAACATTCTAAATGGTGGTTAGAAACTCATGGTAAATGGCATCCTTTAAAAAACAGATGTCAATTTAGTTGGTACTGTGATGGTAAGAAAGATATAATACCATCACAAGATAAAGACTTGTATGAATACATTATAGGAATTGCAGCCAAAATATATTATGGATATAATTCAATATTAGTATTTGATTTTACTAGAGGTGCTACTCACTATCATGCAGATTATGTGTATCCATCATGGGCAGAAAAGAAAACACAAACTGTCACTATTGGTAAACATATATTCTATAGATGGGAAAAATAAATGACAACTGATTCTGAATTAGACACAGCTAAATTTATTGTTAAGCAACACGGCAATAAAATAAAACCAGGTGAACTACACGAAAATAATCAAGCAGTCATTGACTGGATTAATAACGCAAAACAAATAGTAAAGGACAACGATAGTGAAAGAGTTAAGAGAAAAACTAATGCAGAAAATAAGACTAAGTGATGATGATTTAAAATCTGTGGTTGTTCATGAGGCGCACAAAAAACCAACTATATCTTATAAGTTCAATGAAAACGTGTATGTTGAAGAGTTAATGGATGTTATTGATAAAACTTATAAAGGTCATTATTCTAGAGAACAGTTTCAAGCAACTGAATTCATTATAGATGGCGGACATGGTGCTGGATTTTGTATTGGTAATATTATGAAATACGCTCAAAGATATGGTAAAAAAGGTAATACAGATGATGCTAGAAAAGATGTTATGAAAGTATTACATTATGCAGTTATGATGTTACATGTGCATGATATTGAACAATATGATAAATTTGCTGATATTGATACAAATAAAGAATACAAGTACGATACTGATTAATGTTACAAGATTTATTTAAAAAGTTTAAGACTACTAAACAACATCATTCTTACAGCAAGTTATATGAATCAGATTTTAAGCCAATACGACAAAATAAACTTAATATTTTAGAAGTAGGAATACTTCATGGTGAAAGCATAAGAGCGTGGTTAGAGTATTTCCCTGATGCTACGATTTATGCAATTGATACATTTGAAAGAAAGCATCCAGGTGCTATATCGGTGCTTAGAAATCCTTATGTTAATTATGCTAAATTAGATAGCACTAGTGCTGAATGCAAACAATATTTTAAAGATTTAGGTATTCAATTTGATTTTATTATTGATGACGGACAGCATACACCAGAAAGTCAACGTTTAACTTTTGAAAATCTTATTGAGTTCACGAACAATTATTATATTGAAGATGTGTGGAATTTAGATGATGATGGAATGCAAGCAGTCTTTGTTGCTGATCAAATAACAAAGAATGACGATTTTACAATAGAAAAATGGAATGCTCTTATTCAGTCTATCAGTAAATACAATGTTACTCATCATGATTATAGGGAAGAAAACAAACCTGATAGCTACATTATTAAAATTGTAAAGTAAAATTTATATAAATAATGTTATAACGTTCACCCGTAAGGGCGGAAGTAAGCAATCGCTGAAGGAACGCACTCTAACCAATAACTAGGGGAGGGTGACTCATGACTTACACATACAGACCATTTCAATGGAAGATGTTTGTTCGAGCTCGTAGACGCGCTTTAGTTCATAAGATACTGAACTATCGTTTGCAACTGCGTATAGCTTAATAAACTTTAGTTTTTTCGTTGATGCGCTTAGGTACGCATATCGCTGTATATGATAGGAACTTAGGCGCATCTTCTCTTGCTGTCTTATTAGGAACACCTGGTTGATTATTTAATCTTTCAGCAAAGTACTTACATTGATTAATGTCAGCAAAATACATGTCTTGACTTTCTATACGAGAACCTAAATATACCATAAGTAGAAAAGCATGACTCATCTTTATTTCTTCTTTGAATGTTTAACGAGTTCTTGTTGAGAAAAACTAGCCATTGCTTGTTTTCGTAAAGTTTCAATGTCAGCAGCTTTAGAGAACTTAGTTTTCTCTCTCATAGTTAATTGCGCATTAAACTTATATTTTACAGGTTCAGGATCTTGTGACTGACTGACCATTGTTGTAATTGCTCTATATCCGTCACCTATAAAAATAAGTTTGCCATCTTTATATAATTTCCCTTTAGATGCAGTTGTTAGATCTAGTTTCATATTTTCATGTTTAAATATCATCTTTTCCACAGTCACATTTTTGGCATATATCGTTCATACATTCAGGACAGCCACTAGAATAACAATGGCATTTGTGTCCACAATAACTACATTCTCTTTCTTCTCCAACATTAGATTCACCTAACATATTATCTCTCCTATTTTACTGCTTCATTTAAACTATCTATAACGCTTCCAATATTTGGTACAGAACCGTAAGGATTATATTTACATTTATACTGTCGTGGACATCTGTTTTCAATTGCCATTTCGTATGTTTTATTTTGCCCTTGGTATATACAAACTTCTTCACCAGATTTAGTTTTAACACGCTTCTTAAGTCTGCATGTAACCATTCTTGGTAGGATTATATCGCCTTTTCGTATCTTCTGTTGACGAGTGTAGTCTTTTTTCTTTCCAATTTGTTTAGCACCAGCATGAGCATTTTCCATCATGATACCTACACTTGCTAATATAATTGATATAAAAACAATGTATAATAATGCGTAATCGCTTGATTTCATATTATACTGGTAACCTGGAATAGTAAATTGAACCAACCAATATACCAATAATTGCTACTATAGCAAGTGCAACTAAACCAATCATTTTTAAAGCATCCATAGTTTCTTTATGTTCTTTTGCTTTTTTTATTCGTAACTGTTTTTCGTGCTCTTTTTGTTCTTGGATTCGTCTTGCTCGTTCTTCTAAAATCTCTTTCCAGGTATCTGGACCAAATCTCATGTTTATCATCATTGAAACTTCTTGCAGCTTTTCGGCAGCAATCTTTGCGTCAATAGTCTCGCTTGCAATGTGGCTCGTATCAAACTGTTCTCTAACACCTAGACCTCTTTTACCACTTTTTTTATTGACTTCTTGGTGTCCTCTTAATAAACCATCAATTGCACTACCGATTTCACCTATGTCTTTACATGTATCGATATTTGACTTGAT